CACAGCGGAGTTTCAGTTTCGTACCCACACGCGTGATTTCAATTTCACTGCCAATGTTGGACATGTCACGGCAGAGACGCTGTAAGTCCATGGATGGAAGAGTTGTGACCGTCGTCATTTGAATGTCGGGAACTTCAATTTGACTTTCGTTGATGTCGAGGAGTTTCAGTTCAAAACTAGTGCTCGTCTTCTTTGCTTCACTGACGATTTCAATATTCATGAACTCCTTGGAGTCAATCGTAATTTTGAGGACGTCGTTGTTTGTGATCGATTTCAGGAGCTTGAATGTATTTGAAATATTGATACCCGCGATGACTTCTTGTTCGCACACGTATTCTTCAAAGTTTTCAGCGGGAAGAAACATATCAACGAGAGATGTACGCGCTGTGTCAAGTGTCACAATGTACATACCACTCGGCTTAAAGTATATGTTCAAGTCATTGAGTACATCTTTGAGAACTTCGAAAGTGGACTTAAATGCCGATGCTTGGATCGTCACCAATCTCATATCTATGGGATTAATTAATTACTTCTTTATGTTATTATACGCATCTGACACACTCACCGCAATGCGTTCTTCAAGCTCTTTTGTCATGGCTGGCTGCAATGATCGCCCATAGCTATCTAAACTGAAAATATCGCCATCGTCATCATCGCCGTTGAGTGACGTTACACCACACGCCGATCCGAATCCACACCCACCGAAATCATTCGTAGGTAAAAGTGATTCGAGCCAGGCTTTGATTTCGTTACCGACGAGAATTTTACCATTTTGTGTCAACAGGGTCGGTACTCGGGTAATGGAATTTGCATATTTTTGCGGAATGCCCTGGGTGTTTATATTATGAAACTTTACCATCTGTTTGAAAGTCTTGTTCTTTTGAATATAATCAATAATGTCTAGGCTGTGTGCACACCGGGGACTGTATATCAGTAGTGACATTTATATGTACTGGTTTATTTTCTCAATTTAAATTAACGCATGATGAATGGATTACCCATCGCCCTACTCCAGACCGTCGTCCTTCTTTTGACGGTTAGACGCGAATCTTATAGTGAAATTTTTGGTTTCTCAGGGTGGAGCAAACCCAGTGAAGGAATTATCCTCGATGACCCAGTGGAAGACATTTCCAGGTATCGAGTGGTCGAAACGAAGGTTGATAATGATACGGTTGAACGCCTCGTGCTCGCGACGAACAAAGCTATCAAGCAAAAAACCGGTGTGTGTAACTATATTATCGAGACGACGTCAATTAAGAAATTCGTGGAACGTAGTGGCGATAAGCAATTTTACCGCGCCATGTTCATGGCTGTGAAGAATCATGGGTTTGCGTTTGGCTTTGCGGTGACGGTCGACGCCGAGATTAATGGTGACGTCGTGAAGATTAAGTCTCTTCGAACGCAACCGATTGATGCCGATATTCCGAATGATATCAAACCATTCACAGACGGCGAAGCTGGGCAAGATTTTATCGACTATAAGCTCGTGAGAGAAAAAGCGATGCCTACCAGAAGTGAGTTTGAAACTGCCAAAAATAAATTCCGTTAATTGTAATGATCAATATCAATGATGTTCAAAAGATCGAAAATACACGAAAACAAATAAAGAAGGAAATATACAGCAAAATTTTCGAACAATTTTCGAGAAAGATTAAACAGACGGCTGAATTCGGACAGAAACAAGTTTTTCTACGTGTACCGAGTGTCGTCATGGGATATCCATCGTTTGATCGTTCAGTCGCCGCGAGGTATCTCAAGCGACAGCTTGATAACGGTGGTTTTATCACGCAATTGGTCTCTGAGATAGACATTTACGTGACGTGGGACGTAAAAGCGACCAGGGAATCAAAAAAAGAAGAGGAAGATTCAGACGTAGAATTTCCAAGTTTTGTCAATCTTAGAAAGGTTGCCAATCAATACAGGGAGTAAGTGCGTGGTAATCTTTGTATTTAAAACCCCACTTAAATCATAAATGGACAATTTAAACGTACTCGTTGAAGCGAAAAAGGAGTACCTTGGGCAATTGTGTCATCTCATGACCCCAGTTATGATTCAAGTGTTTCAAGACATGTATGACGAAGCGACCAAACTCTCCAAGGGGCGAAAAGTGCTCATCATGTTTCAAAAGCTTCTCAAGGAAGTTCCGAATTGGAGTAACGCCATGTCAAAATCGCATTCTGATAACATCGCCGAACGCTGTTCATGGTTTAGTGATCTACTCGCAGCGGTCTTCGTCGCGTGTACAAAAATTCTGTCAGCTGTTCGTTTGAAGGCTGATAACAAAAAGATTAGCTTGAAACTTCCCACAAATGAAGTTTTTATTCAAACCGTCTATAACAATGCTGCGAAGAATCTGTACAAGGATCCCTACGTGTACCACGAGGAACAATCTGAATATCTCCGCGACGAAAAACTTACGGCGCGATTCTGTGTTTGTATTGAAGAGTCAATTAAAGAACTGATCCCTGTGCAGCAAATTCTCCAAACGTACATGTCACAAGAAAGTAAGGATATCGATATCGGTGAAACCGACGATCCAGAAGATCCTGATATTTTTGACGAACCCGAACCCGAACCTGAACCTGAACCCGAGCCTGAAGCGATGCCAACGGAACAAGAACCCGTGGCCGAAGCCGAAGGTGAACAGACCATGGAAGACATTGCACCAGTCGAAGACATTGCGAGACCCATGGGATCTCCCCTTGATAATGAATTTAAGACGATTAATAATGTCACGGATCCGAACCCAGCACCCGAACACGAACCCGAAGCCGGTGACGAAGGTGTCTTTTTTGGTGACGCTCCAGAACAGCGAACAAAAAAAGTTGGCTATAATTAAATGGAACTCTCCGACTATTTGCGAGACCCCGTATGGGCGGCGCTCATCGGTGGGCTCATCACCGCGATCTACATTCACGCCAAGGCTCAACTGAATAACGAAGGTAAGCTCAAGATGGCTCAGTATACGAAGCCAGCGGCGCTCAACGCGATTCTTATTTATTTCATTGTTTCGAATGGTATCGGTCAACGTGAGTCGATTTCCACGGAACCTTTTTAGACTTAAAGATTTTGAGGGTATAGTAATAAAATGGCGTCGGTTTCTGCGTTTAATGACATGATGACTCAATTTCTTGTGGAATTGCACAAGACTTTCCCACAGGAGAAAGGCATTAAAAAGTTTATGACTCAATTCGAACTCTTGAAGGATGCGAACCCGAGAATGGCTGTGGACACGTTCATGGGTGGAATTACACCGTACGCCGATAAGATTTCACAAAAGGACGAATCATTTATTCTTAAGGATTTGGAAAACATCGAATACCTCTCTGAGTTGAACTTCAAGGAAAATTGGAACTCGTCCCTCTCTACTGCTACGAAGGATGCGATCTGGCAATACTTACAAACACTCTACATGCTCGGTACAACGATCACCGCTATTCCAGCGGAAACCCTGAGCATGATTGAAAACATCGCAAAGGATTGCGCCGACAAGATGGGTGATGACGGAAGTGGTATCGATGAGGCGGCTCTCATGAAGACTATGAACAGTATGTTTGGTAACCTTATGAAAAAATAAACCTCACATTATATAAATGAAAGCTTGGTTTGACGATCCGAAAGAGCTGATCAAGGCGGCAAAGGTTTTGCAATTCTGGCCGACGAATAAACAATCTCCAGAAGAGCGCGTGAATGCAGCTTCGAGATTCGTCATCTATGCAACGTGTTTTCTTTATTTGATTCGACGAGACATTCGTATCTTCGTGCTCGGTGCTACGATCCTCGGTGTTCTTTATGTTATGTACAAGGCGAAGATGATCAAAGAGACGTATGGTCGCCCGACGTTTGGTGGTCAAGGGTGTCAAATGCCCTCCATCGATAATCCGATGGCAAATGTTCTTTTGACGGACATCACGGATAATCCTAACAGACCACCGGCGTGTGATTACTCGTCAGTTAAACCGATTGTTCGTAGTTTTGTGGATGATCGCATCCCGTATGATGCAGGTCGTTCGAGATCCCCGTTGCCGATGTATCAAAAGAGTGCTGCGTCTAGACAGTTTGTGAGTGGACCAGTCACCTCTATCCCAGGTGATCAAACGGCATTCGCGGAATGGTGCTATGGTGATAGGCATCGCCCATTATGTAGAAGTGACACGGGTGCTTGCAGCCCGAATGCGAGAGGTGCTCAGCTCGGCGCTTTCTCGGGATTGGATTTCAGTGGAGACAGACGATAAATATTCTTACGTAATAGTAAATGGCATATCAGCTCCAACCAGGCTTGTCGCTTGTTGAAAATCCGGCAGTCCCGACAAACCGCGCGACGGATGACGTTTTCGTATACCCTCAACCGAGTACGTTGAACTTTGGCTCGAGACCCCAAACCATGTTATACGGTACCGCGCCGTACATGGCTGGTAAAGGATCTCCAGCGCAGTATATCGATACAAGCGATCAGCTCAGACCTCAGTCGACGTCTCAATTTAACAAGTTCTTGGTCAAAACTCATGAACGTAACTTCTTTCCTCTTCAAAATATGGAATGTAAAGTTCCGCTTCAATCCATGAGCTATGAACCAACCAGTACGCGCGCCGATCTTCAGAATGGCTTGTTTAATCAGAGATACCATAATAAAAATATTAGCAAGAAGTAAGAATGGCTGATCCCATCTCAGTATTAGCTGTCGCCGGTTTGGTGTACATGGGTCGATCCCTCAGTAAAGATACCGAACCTCCAGAATTAGGTCCCCGTCTCATTACTGAACCACAAGAACCTCTCTTGTCTGATCAGGTTCCAGAATTCAGAGAAACTCGTTTCGACAATCCAGTGTCTGTGCAACCGAAGAATGAAACACCGTCGTTTGCTGTCATTGCTCCACAACAACGAAGCGGTGGTCAAGAAATCTTGAATATGCGCAATCGTATGTACGATCAAGGTCGTATGAACAATCTGTCTCCGATTGAGAAGCAAATGGTTGGTCCGGGTGTTGGTGTTGGACCGAATGTTCCGGCGTACGGTGGATATCAGCAGTTGTTCCGTGTCAATCCTGTCAATGTCGGTGAATACCGTTTGACGACGCTCCCAGGTCGTTCTGGTCCAGCGCACGATATCTCCGGTGGTCGCCACGGTGTCATTGGTGAAGTCACGCATAACATGCCAGAAAAGACGGCATTCCTTCCAAGTCGACGCCCAGAAATGCCCGGACGCGCGCAGGGCATGGGTGGGCGTATGGTTCGACAGGAACACGAACGTACGAAGCGTACGACGAACCGTGCCGAGACTGGTTTGCGTACGGATGGTCTCGAAAATGCACCGGCGAAGCGTTTCATTCCTCTAGGAACGATGGCGCAAGACCCGACGCGTAACAAGTCTGATGCGAATGAATTCCAGTATCAGTACAATAATCATCCGGCTCCGGGTATTCATAATTTCCATGGTGGTTACAAGAATGCCCCTGGTAGCACAATCGCCCAGGAACGTGGTTACAAGGGATACACTACAGAAC